CAATGAATGGCATAGCTTCTGAAAGTTTATATTTTGATAAAAAAATTAATGCAAATAGAAAAATTAATGATACTGAAAAAGCAGTAGAGGCACTTTATCCACCTGACAAAATGACATTTACAAAAAATAATATGTCATTAAATTTTGCTACTTGGACAGCAGAAAATTATCAAAATACAGATTTAGCATTAACACATAGAACTAATAACTGGGGAGCAGTTTCATCAGATAAATGGAATGGTGAAATGGATGTTAATTATAAAAGAGATAGTAGGCATTTTGCAGTCTTTAAACATCCTGTAGATAGTATTAGAGCTTCAGTTAAAACTATTCTTAATCATTCGTCATTAACAGCTAAATTAAATGATGTAGATATAAGATATGATGAAAATCCTACAATAGAAAAGATACTTACTATGTATGCTGAAGATACAACTTCATATTTTAAATCATTAGAAGCTCATACTGATTTTGATAAAACAGACACTATTGATTTATTAGACTCTCATCAAATGCATAAATTATTAAAATTTATTGTTAAGCATGAAATGGGATTCGAATATTACAATAAAACATTTGGCACATCTAATAGATATGTAGATGCTGTTATTATAGAAGGTTATAAAAAAGCTATTAATTCATACAATGGGGAATTAGGTAAATTATAATGGGAGTATTTTATCCTCAAGGAATATCTCTTGCAGATGTTGAAAAGAAAAAAGCACAGAATAATAAAGTAGTTGATTATAGTGTTAGTGATTGGTGGGATGGTTTTAAAGAAGAAAACTTACCTACCATGCTTATTCAAAAAATGATGAATGATTCAGATTTTCCACCTGATGAAACATATAATCCATCAGAAGATCCACAATTAAAAGGATATGAAGATTTAATGCATCAATTTTATTTTAGTCAAAGTGCAGCAGAAACTACAGCTACAATTAACAAATTAAAAAAACACGCAGAAATTAATAAAGCATCTCCTTGGTATCATTTAGGTAGAGTTACAGGAGCTTTTACAGATCCCTCTACATTATTACTGTTTACAAAATTTGGACAAGCAGCTAAAGTTTTTGGTACAGCAGCATTAACAGAAGAATTTTTTAAACAAAATATAGATCCATTAAGAGATGATAGTTATGTAGCTTGGGTAGGAGGTGCAGCATATGGCATACCTGCTATTCTTAATAAATTAACAGCACCACCACCAATGTCAGTTACTCGTAAAATTAATAAATTAGATTCCGAATGGAATACTGGAGTTAAACAAGCTGATGGTATTATGGAAGATGGTTCATTTATTAAAGCTAATAAATTAGATCCAGTACCAAGTGGAGTAGGAGCTGAAGGAATTGTTTATACAATAGGACAAACTGTTAAAATTAATAACAAAGGTGGTACAGCTAAAATTATAGGACAAGGATTTATCAATAAAACTAATAAAAGATTTTACAATATTGAAACTAATAAAGGTAATAAATACAAAATTTTAGAAGAAGATTTAAATAAATTAAATAGATCTACACCTGCAAAAAGAATGGAAGGTGAAAAATTTGTTAAAAGTAATTTAGGAATATTTGGAGAAGAAGGGCCTTGGACTCCAGTATTTAGAGTAATTAATCAAAAAGTATCTAGTACAGCAAGAACTATGATGGGAGATCTTTTAGATACTCCTTTGCTAAAACTTAAAAATACTAAAGAATGGGGATTCCAAGCAACAGGTAAATCTATTGAAACAGATATGCGTATGATGAGAGTGGGTGAAATAGAATCTCATAAATTAGTTAAAGATTTTTTCCAAAAATACGTTAGAAGACAACAATTAGAAACTGGTTCTTCTGTACCTTCTACTAATATTGGTCTAGCTTTAAAAAATAAAATGACAGATGGCTGGAAATCATTAGATCAATTTGCTAAAGAAGTTAGTATTGCTAGATTAAATTCTATGTCGCATGAGATACCTGAAGTATCAGCAGCAGCAAGAGCTACACAAGATAAAGTATATGGGCCTTTATTTAAATTAGTTAATGATCTTAAAATAAGAGAAATACCTGTTATAGCTGAAATTAAATTTTGGGAAGGAGTCCTTAAAGATATTAGAATAAAAAAAGAAGGATCTAAAACTTTCAAATCTAAATATGGTGATCCTGATGAGGTTTATTCAATTTCTAGAATAGAATCTACTATTGATAAATTAACTAGTAGATTAAAAAATATTCAAAGTGGTAAAGGTGTTAAAGATTATATTAATATAGTTTATGTTAAAAACGCTATTGATAAAAATCCTGCACAATTTAGAAAAATAATACAAGACTTCTATATTAGAAAGGGAGTTCAAATTAACAAAAAAGCTTTAGATGATTTAGTCCATGATTTATCAAACCATTTTCCTTTTATCAAACCAAGAAAAGGAGATTATGATTTAAATCAAAGGTATGTTTTTAAAGATCCTAGATATGCTAGAGCATTAAGATCAAGAGAATTAAATCTAGATAAACAAGCACAACTAGAATTAATTGAAGCTAATATGATTATTAGCGATATATTTGCTTTACAAAAAATTTATGCAAGACAAGTAATACCAGATATTTTACTTACTAAAAAATATGGAGATCCTAATGGTTTAGGATTTAGATTTATTGAAGATGGTGAAATGTCAGGATTCTTTCCTGGCCTTATGTCTGTAGCTAATGATTTTAATCTTAAAGCATCTATGGGTAAACAAGGTAGCAGAGCTGAAATACTTAAATTAAGAGATGCTACTTTAGCAGATTTAGAAGCAGGTATAGAATTAATAAAAGGTTCATATGGATTACCTGCTAATCCTCATGCATGGACTTCGGTAGCAATGAGAACAATGAAACACTACAACGCATTAACTATGCTTACAGGTTTCTTTGCAGCAATACCTGATGTAGCTCGTATTACTATGACCTCTGGAATTAAAAGAGGTTTTAGAACTCAATTTGAAATGTTTTCAGATTTTCTTGATGATGCAAAATTATTTAATATGGGTAAAAAAGAAGCTCAATCTTTTGGTGAAGCAGTTGATATGATAACTGGACAAAGAGCAATGTTATTTGCTGATGTAGGAGATATGTTTGGTTTAGCTAATAAACTTGAAAGTGGATTAGGTAAAATGTCAGCATTTAACTTTATGTATGTTAACCTTATGTCTAGATGGACAGAAATGGCTAAAGGTATGGCATCTGTTACTATAGGTTCTAGAATTATAGAAGATTCGGTTAAATGGAGTAAAGGTAGTTTATCAGATAAATGGAAAACTGCATTATCATCTTCAGGTATTGATGGAGATATGGCTAGAAGAATAGCTGTTCAATTTAATGAACACGGTACTAAAACAAAACATAATTTTATGGCTAATACATCTCAATGGTCAGATAAACAAGCTGTTGATGCTTTTGGTGCAGCTCTTAATAAAGATATTAATATAACAATTGTAACCCCAGGTTTAGGAGATACTCCTAAATGGATGAGTAAAGAATTAGGATCAACATTAGCTCAATTTAAAAAATTTGCTATGGGTTCTTCTCAAAGAATGTTGTTAAGAGGTATGCAAGAGAAAGATCTAGATTTCTTATTTGGTGCAATGTTATTAATGGGATCTGGTATGATTATTGATGCTACATATCATAAATTTAGATTTAACAGAGATTATAATAAATTATCATTAACTCAAAAACTACTTAATGCTTTTGATAGATCAGGATTAGCAGGTATTTATACTGATGTTAATAAAGCTATTGAAACATTAACTGATAATAGAATTGGTATTGCTCCATTATTAGGAGATGCAAAACCATATGGATCATCTGGAAGATGGAAAGCTGGAACTATAGGTGGGCCAACAGGTGGTCAAATATATAATATTTTTGATATTATTTATGACGTAACAGGAAACAAATATAATCATCATACAGCTAAAAATGTGAGGCGACTTATCCCATTTCAGAACATATGGTATCTCGATTGGTTGTTTGACGACATACAAAAAGGACTTAATTAATTAATGGCTATTACAATTTCTGATACAGAACCTCGTGTTCAATATACTGCAACAAGTTCACAGACTACATTTTCTGTGCCTTTTGAATTTTTTACTGTAAACGATATTAAAGTTTACAATGGCTCATCGCTATTATCATATAATGCTTCACCATCATCGGCATCACAATATTCGGTAACAGGGGCAGGAGTTACTGGTGGTGGATCAATTACTCTAGGGGGAGGGGCTACCCTTAATGATATTATTACGATTTATAGAGATCTAGCAATTTCTAGATCAACAGACTTTCCAACTTCAGGAGCTTTCCAAATAGATTCATTAAATACAGAATTAGATAAAATCATTGCTATGAGTCAGCAATTAGAAAGAGATCTTAAATTTTCACCTAAAGCTGCAGCTACAACGTCAAACACTTTCAACCTAACCTTTCCAAATCTTGTAGCTGACAAAATCCTATCTGTTAACGCAGCAGGAACAGCTTTAGAGTTTTCTCAATCTATAACTAATGTAAATATAATTGCTGGAATAGCTAGTGATGTAACTACAGTTAGTGGCATTGCAGCAAATGTAACTTCAGTAGCAGGTAATGCAGCTAATATTAATTTGGTCGCAGGTTCTATTGGCTCAGTTAATACGGTAGCAGCAGACATTGCTAAAGTTATAGCTGTAGCAAATGATTTAGCAGAAGCAGTTTCGGAAGTAGAAACTGTAGCTGATGATTTAAATGAAGCAACTTCAGAAATAGATACAGTTGCTACAAATATTGCAAACGTAAATACAGTAGGTACTGCAATCGCTAATGTAAATTTAGTTGCAGGTAAAGCAACTGAAATAGGTTTATTAGGAACTTCAGCAGTAGTAACTGACTTAGGTTTACTTGGTACTTCAGCAGTAGTTACAGATTTAGATTTATTAGCTACTTCTGCAAATGTTACTGCAATGGGATTACTAGGAGTAAGTGCAGTTATAACAGATATGGATTTATTAGGAACGTCTGCAAATGTAACTAATATGGCAGCATTAGGTACTTCAGCAAATGTAACTAATATGACAACACTTGCAGGTATATCTGGATTAGCTAGTTTAGCAGCAGCTCATGCAGCAGTTACCAATGTATCTACTAATTTAGCAGCAGTACAAAACTTTGCTGATGTTTATAGAATTTCAGCTTCAGCACCAGTTTCTAGTTTAAATGTTGGTGATTTATATTTTGATACGACAGCTAACGAATTAAAAGTTTACAAATCTTCTGGTTGGGCAGCAGCAGGTTCTACAGTCAATGGAACTTCAGCACGATTTAATTATACAGCAACAGCTTCACAAACAACATTTACAGGAGCAGATACTAATGGAGAAACACTTGCTTATGATGCAGGTTTTGCAGATGTATATTTAAATGGAGTAAGATTATCAGGAGCAGATATTACAATTACTTCAGGTAGTTCTGTAGTTCTAGCTACAGGTGCTAGTGCAGGAGATATTTTAGATGTAGTTGCTTATGGAACATTTAGCGTAGCTTCAATAGCAGCAAGTTCTATTACTTCAGGTACAATTAATGAAGCAAGATTACCAGCTTCAGCTTTAGGTGCAGTTTGGGAAAGTAAATCAGCAGACTTTACAGCAGAAGCAAGAAAGAATTATTTTTGTGATACTTCAAGCAATGATATTGACGTTACCTTACCAGCAGGAACAATAGGTGATGAAATAAGATTTCTAGATGTGAGTGGCAGTTTTGATACAAATGATTTAACAATACTAAATGGAAGTAGTAAAATTCAAGGTGCTTCAGCTAATTTAGATGTAGCAACTGAAAGAGCAGGTTTTGCTCTAGTTTATTACAATTCAACACAAGGGTGGTTATTAAAAGATGTCTAATTATAAAGATTTAAAA